TTGGACATTGGTCTATATTATGATACAAGGAAATGATGTATATGCTGTGAATGCATATGGTCCTGGCCATACCTTTCCTGATATGTTTGAATGCTTCAAAGCAAGAGAAATACTCAGTCAAGATGTTGGTGGGCAAAACGGTTACTTTCCAAATGGTATGCAAGCCGTTTGCGTTCCACAGGAAAAAACCCAAACATAAATATTGACATGAGCGACACATTAGTTATTAATGCAGATGGACAACCTGTAAGCTATCTACCGATTAGCGCAGTTCATTGGCGAGAAGCAATACTTTACATGTATCAAGATAAATGCACCGTCTTGGACTGGTATGACGATTGGGTGGTTCGGAGCCCCCGGTGGGAAACGAGAGTGCCGGCGGTGATAATGCTGAAAGATTACCTCCGGCGCACACGGAATCCAAGATTCAGCAAAAACAACTTATACCTTAGAGATCAATATAAATGTCAATATTGTCTTAACAACTTTCCAAAAAATCAATTAACAACAGATCATGTAATACCATTAAGCAAAGGTGGAGGCACCTCGTGGGAAAATTGTGTAACAGCATGTATGCCATGTAACAGCACTAAGAGCAACAGGACTGATATCAAACCTAAACACAAGCCACACAAGCCTGGTTATTATGAATTAGTTAGAAAACGTAAACTATTAGACATACAGATTAGACATCCTAGCTGGGAAGCGTGGTTAAACTAATTACTTGAGCCAAGCAATACGTTTACCGGCAGCTTTACGTTGTTGATAAACTTCTTCGCTTCCGGGATATCTCCATCCCCATACAGCAACTAGTGCCATAAATGCACCTGTCCATATAATTGCTTTAACATTGCCAGTTGTAAACCACATAATGATTAAACTTGAGCTCATTGTTACTAGCATAAAGTATTTGAACTTGGTAGGAAAGATGCGCTTATCTTGCCATCCTATTAAGAACGGCCCGAATAATTTATGATTATACAGCCAACGATGCATACGTTCGCTTGACTTGCTAAAACAATATGCAGCTATAACTGCTGGAGTGCTCCAAGGTAAGCCAGGAAGATAAATTCCTATAAAAGCAATACCTAAGAATAAAATACCTGCAGAGAACCACAGTGTTTTACGAATATTCATCGAATACCTTTCTAACTGCCCTTACACAGTCGTCAATCATTGCATCAGTGTGCAATGGAGTTGGTGCAAACCTTAATCTTTCTTCGCCTTCTGCGACTGTTGGATAGTTTATTGGCTGCACATATAAATTATGGTCGTCTAATAGTTTATCACTTAAAAGTTTGCATAGTTTGGGATCACGAACCATTACAGGAACAATGTGTGTGCAAGAAACATCTAAAACTTCAATTCCACTAGATATAAATTTGTCTTTTAATTTTTTTGCCTGCTCTTGATGTTTTTCTCTTAATTGAGGACTATCTTTCAGCCATTTAACACTAGCCAATGCTCCAGCACACAGCACTGGCGATAGTGATGTTGTAAATATGAACCCACTTGCAACTAATCTAATAGCATCAAGCACAACAGGGTCTCCAGCAATGTAACCACCAGTTACACCAAAGGCCTTACCAAGCGTTCCGTTTACAATATCTACACGATCTTGAATACCTAATTCTTGTAGGTAACCTGCTCCATGCTCTCCATACAAACCTACCGCATGAACTTCGTCGATATAGGTTATTGCTCCGTAACGATCGGCAAGATCGCAAATATCAACAATAGGCGAGACATCACCATCCATGCTATACACAGACTCAAAGACAATGCAAGGTGTTTGTCCTTCTGCGGAAACTCTTTTTAATTGTTGCTCCAATTGCTCCATATCATTGTGCTGCCAAATAAGTTTGTCAGCACCACTGTGGCGGATACCCTGTATGAGGCTTGCGTGATTTTTTGAATCACTCAAAAACACAATGTTGGGAATGATTCGGCTTAGGGCAATCAGGCTCCATTCATTTGCGACATAGGCACTAGAAAAGAGCAGGGCACTTTTTTTACTATGTAACGCAGCCAACTCTCTTTCTAGTGCCACATGATAGTAACTTGTGCCACTTATATTCCTAGTGCCGCCTGAGCCTGCACCGGTCTGTTCTAATGCAGTGTGCATAGCATCTATTACTACCTTATGCTGTCCCATTCCCAGATAATCATTGCTACACCAATTGACAATTTCCTTGATTGCATATTTGCCATACCAAATATTTTTTGGAAATTTACCACGTTCTCGCAAAATATCATTGAATACACGATACTTGCCTTCGTCTTTTAATCTTGTAATAAGTGCTTCAAATGGTGTTGTGTCAATCATTATATACTCTGTTTATGGTAAAGATATTTATCTTTTATTAAGTTAACAGATACTATTACCAGATCTCTTGGGTTTTAATTGTATAATTGGGTATACTTAAATAAATTACTACAATTTTTGTAGTCAATAAGAAGGGAGGTATTTCGTTATGGAAATGCTAAACAAAGTAAGAGAGTGGGCGGGCGCATTAGCAAATGTTGGTGTAAGCATTGCAGCTCTCGCGATCATCCTAGAAGTTTTAGGTCTAGGCAACATGCCATTCATGCCTGAAATGAGTGTGGTGGCAAATGTGACAGCTATGTTATCATCGCTAGGTGCAGAAGGCATTATGGGTTTGATCGCAGTATGGGTTCTGTGGGCTATTTGGCAACACAAGTAATCTATAACTTGGAAGGGGGCTTCGTGTCCTCTTCCTTTTTTTCTAACCAACGGTCGTATAATTCTTTATCCCAATAGACAAAACTGCCAAGCATGGTAGTGACTTGAAATATACCCATCAAGTGCATTTCTTTTTGCACTGCTTGATAATCTTTGATCCATTCTTTAATTGTTTTTAGCATCAAGTATATAGCTAAATAAGTATATGAGAGCTACAGATATTATACGTATGATGTTGGACATCATTGACCAAAAAGAAATACAGCAACCTGAACCAAGTGAGCCAGTGGCCAGTAGATTTAAACAGATCTTTGCCATGTTAAGTGCGCCTTCAAAAGGTCCACTAGCTAATTCTCCTAATGAAGTTGTGACATCAATTGATGCTGTCACAACAGATGCAGGCGGCGGAGTAAACGGTCCTAAGCATCCGCATGATATTAGAATAAAAGATCCAAGTGCATATCCGGATCAACAGGAGTACTGATGGCAGCCAACGGTATATCAACACTAAGCACCAAACAAGCAAGACAAATTGCCAAGTTAGAATATGCCCAAGCCAAACGCAAAGGCAGAGTTATCACAGACGATCCAGGCGGAGTTGTAGGTGTTTATGGCACATGGAGTGATGACGGCACGGATGACGATACAAAGAACTACTATCGTTCCAATAACACCTATGATGCAACAGCATTGCCTGATACCTACAACGGCAATGTTCCAGGAGCAGATGACAATCCTAACACAGGAGGACTACTTCCGAAACGTCCTTGGGTAGCAGTGGGTGCTATTGCTGCACCTGAAAGTATTGCAGAAGCAGTTGACGGCGGATCCATTGCAGATCTACAGATTTGGTATGATGGTAGTGATCCTACAACTATTCAAAATGCTGGAGTCGATGAAGAAGATATAGAACAATGGAATGACAAATCTAATTTTGCTCACAACGCTAATCCTGTTGGAGGAGCATCTGCGAAACCGTTGTATGAAGCCAGCGATTTAAAAAATAGCCATGAGTATGTTAAGTTCGACGGCAACGACATTCTCAGTGTCAATCCTTTTACACAACTCGATGAAGCAACTGGGTGGAGCATGTTCATCGTTGCCAATGCTACTGACATCAGTGCCAACGGTGGATTGTGTGCTACAAACACAGGCGACTTGAAGATAAGAATTGACGCAGATGGTAGCACCAGTTTTAGAAGCACAGGTAACAACTATGCCTACTTTGGAACAGGCACTATCACAGATGATAGTTGGCATATATGGAGTTTGATATATGATGGCACAGCATCAGGTAACGCAAGGTTGATTGGTAGATTGGACAAGACCAGTGCTACACTCTACACTGGCACCCAACCAGCACAACTAAGCACAGGAAGTGATATAATGTATCTTGGTAGCACCAATGAAGCAGGCTACGACCTAACAGGCTTTATGGGCGAAGTTATCATGTTCTCAAGAACACTTTCAGCAACAGAATACACTAACGTGGAAAACTATCTTATTAACAAGTGGGACTTGTAAAGGATGCCTAATCTAAATCCCAATTCAACGAACTACGTTCACACATACGAGCCAAACACAAATGATCTAGTGCATGCCATGGATTACAATTCATCAGGACAACCCGTCCTGCGTGTTAAAACTGCCACTGGTCCAGGTGATGACGGCAACCTAACCTCAAAGGGTAGATCAAAAGTCAGTCCTTATGAGACCGTGTTCTTCAACACATTCCAGTTCGGAACTGAAACAGATGTATGGGAAACTGATGTAACAGGTACAGGTAGTGCCACTCACGCACCAGCCAGCAGTCAAGTGCTGATGAGCATCAATGGGGATAATGGCGACAAGGTGATTAGGCAAACGCTTCTCTCACAACGATATGTTCCAGGAAGATCTAGCACGGTGAGTTTTGCTATCACGCTTGGAACTCCTGTGGAAGGCATCCGCAAAAGATTGGGAATGTTCAACCAGGCAGGAGACGGCTTTTGGTTTGAAGACAGCGGCGTATGGGCAGATGGTGAGCCAATATATAATTGCACGGTATCAAACGGCGGCACTGACATTGCGGTTCCCAGAAGTGCTTGGAATGGCGACAAACTTGACGGCACATCCACTAGTGGTATCACAGCAGACCCAACCAAGATACAATTGGTCAATATTGAATACGAATGGTATGGTGCGGGCCAAGTCAAGTTTGGCTGGGTGATTGATGGTGCGACTCATGTAGTGCATACCCATCGTAATGCCAATAGACGTGATCGACCCTGGGCACAGACTCCCTTTCTTCCTATCAGAGTGGAAATAGAAGCACTCAGCACAGTGGCGGGTGGTCCATACACCATGCTCCAAGGATCCAACAGTGTTATATCAGAAGGCACGGTGGGCAAACTTGGTATCGCCCAAAACATCAGTGCTCCTTTCTACGGCACACGAATGGCGGCGGCCTTGTCCTCCGATGCAACCAAAGACAACTGGTATCCAATCTTGAGCATTAGACTAAAGTCCACAGCACTGAACGGAATTGTGTTACCACAGATGTTCCAAGTCGCCACCATTGACAACACCAACATATTTTACAAACTGGTGCGTAATGCTACAATACCAGCAGCAGTCACAGCAGGAGCGTCGGGTCCGCAACCTTGGCTGGACCATCCAGACCCAAACGGATTCACACAATACCAAACCTATATTACCCCTGCTAATATCACTGAAGCCAATCACGGCAGTGTGCTTGACAGTGGATTTGTTATCTCGGGTGGCGGAGGCACGGGAGTCCGGTTAGAGGCAAAAACAGCGTATCAAATCGGTAGGAGCAGCCTGGGAACAGTCAGTGATGTATTCACTATTATGTGTGCTTCAAACGGCACTGGTAAAGACGCATTAGCATCATTCACTTGGATTGAACAACGCTAAAAGATTAACCCCTGCTAACTTTTGGAAATGAGTGTAAGCTGTCAAGGCTTAGTGACTTTCCGGTTTCGTTAACAGGGGCGTTTCTAAAATGTTCTTTGTTAAAAAGGGCTATGCCCGCCTACTTGAAATTTGTTGTTGTAAATTATTTAGTCTTGTTACCGCTTACAAAATCGTAGAACATATTGGCTGCTTCTAGCACTTTATCAGCGCCAGGCACTTCAGGCATTGTCACTTCAGTAACAACTTCATCGCCGTCTTTTTTAACAGTGGTTTCGAACTGACCCCACTTGGCGTGATAGTCTTGCCAAGTTTGGTTCTGTGCGAACTCCAATACCTTTGTTCTGATTTCGTAACCATTTTTATTTGTAGTTACCTTTGGCAATGCTGATTTCATCATGTCAGCAAATTGCTCCATTTGTTTTGTCATGTCATTCATAGTGTGTCTCCTGTGTGTGAATGTGTTGTTATATTACATAACGTTTTTATTTATGTCAAGTATTATTTTGAACGAAGTTTTGCGACTTGCATCATGCAAGCCTTTGCTTCTTTGTGCAAGCCCTGGCGTGACAATTCTGATGCTGCTCTTGCGTAACCTGCTACTTCACAGAAGTTCCAAAAGCCTCGGCCAAATCCACGAAACGGATTTACGATACTATTCATTACTAGTGCGGTCATTATACCCATCCTTGTAAGTTTTTGTTTGTGTCTGCAAATCTTTTGAAACTTACATCTTCGTGTGCAATCGCCCAGATATCGCCACGAGCAATACCAATGTCGTTTAGTTCATGGTCGCTCAACTTGTTTAATTCTTTGATTGTTGCGTTGATTCTTGATCTGTTTTCAAGTTTTCTGTTTAGGTCGCGGAAGAATTCTACTACTCCGCCAAAGTTTAGCCATTCACTGGCTGCAATAACATATTGTGTCATTTTGTTTTTCCTATATATATGTGTATGTGATCCGAGTCTAGCACCTGCTAGTTTTACTCCTTCTACGCTTTTACTTATCATACTATAACACAATAACTGACCATTTTGCTATGTTATTTTCGCAAAGACGTTATGCAAAAAGGTATTGTCATATTTCTGTTACAAACTTATGTTATACTAATATATAAATAACGGCGTAGGGGAGACTCTACATCTTATTTTGATGGCCCAACAGGGCAAGACCAAAAGGAGAATAAAATGGTTAAATCAATGATTGCGGCACTCGTGGCCGTATTTGCTGTGGCATCTGTCGCAGAAGCACGAGAAATTAGAGTTGTAGGCAGCTCAACCGTATATCCTTTCACAACAATCGTAGCAGAAACATTTGCCGCAGAGGGCAACACTGCACCTGTTATTGAATCAACAGGCACAGGCGGTGGTATGAAACTATTCTGTGCAGGCACAGGTGTTGACCACCCAGACTTCACAAATGCTTCACGTGCAATCAAGTCAAGCGAAAAAGAAACTTGTGCAGCAAACGGTGTAACTCCGTTAGAAATGAAAGTTGGCTACGACGGTATCGTTTTTGCAGTAAGCAACGAAGGTGAAGCACTAGAAGTCACACCACGTGAGTTGTTCCAAGCCTTAGCAAAAGACGTTCCACAAGAGAATGGTAACGTTGTTCCAAATCCATTCACAACTTGGAATCAAATCAATCCAAAGTTCCCAGCAATCAAAATCGAAGTGCTTGGACCTCCACCATCAAGTGGAACAAGAGACGCTTGGGTTGAGCTTGTAATGGAAGCAGGCTGTAAATCATACAAGTGGGTAAAGGCAATTGAAAAAACTGAAAAAGACAAGTTCAAAGGTATCTGCCACGGTATCCGTGAAGATGGTGCATATGTAGAAGCAGGTGAAAATGACAACTTGATCATCCAGAAACTTGCTAACAATCCAAATGCTTATGGTATCTTTGGTTATAGCTTCCTAGATCAAAACAGAGATGTGTTGCAAGGCTCTTCTATCAATGGCGTAGCACCAACATTTGAATCAATTGCAGACGGTTCATATCCAGCAAGCCGTGCGCTATATGTATATGCTAAGAAAGAGCATATGGGTGTAATCGCAGGTATGAGTGACTTTATGGAACTATATCTAAGTGACGATGTAGCAGGTCAAGATGGTTCATTGGGTGATGCAGGACTTATTCCTCTACCACAAAATGAACTTGACGCAGTACGTGCAAACGTGTTACAATAAGATCATAAAAGGAGTGGGTTTAGGCCCACTCCACAATGAGGTTATAGATGTTTATATGGATAGGACCAAAACAGAGACAGAACGGTCTCAACGAAGATTTATTAAAAGGCTTTTTTCGTTTAAGTTCGTGGATCACCATTGGTATTACATTTGCGATCGTCGCAAGTTTGAGTTACGAAACAATCAAATTTTTTACCATGGTCCCACCACAGGACTTTTTCTTTAATACTACTTGGAGCCCACAAACAGCCTTTAGAGCAGACAGCGTAGGTTCTAGCGGAGAGTTTGGATTTGTTCCATTGTTATGGGGCACACTTTTTATAACCATTATAGCAATGTGTATTGCTGCTCCTATAGGATTATTAAGTGCAATATACACGGCAGAATATCTTAAACCTACACAGAGAATGATAGTTAAGCCCTTGCTTGAAATACTTGCAGGAATTCCTACAGTGGTATATGGATTCTTTGCTGCAATTGTACTAGGCCCTTGGCTACGTGAAATAGGTGTAACATTTGGATTAAATGTTGCAACGGAAAGTGCATTGGCAGCAGGGCTTGTAATGGGTATTATGATTATACCACTAATATCGAGTATTACAGACGATGTTATTAAAGCAGTGCCCAGTGCGATGCGAGATGGTGCAAGGGGCATAGGCGCAACACGTGAAGAAACAATCAAAGATATTATTCTGCCAGCAGCATTACCAGGCATTGTTGCTGGATTTATTATGGCAATCGCAAGAGCAATTGGTGAAACTATGATTGTGGTTATGGCAGCAGGTCTTGCAGCCAATCTAACAGCCAATCCTCTAAACGCAGTGACAACCGTTACAGTACAGATTGTTACACTACTGATAGGTGACCAAGAGTTTGACAGTGCGAAAACCCTTAGTGCATTTGCTCTTGCGTTTACACTGTTCGTTGTAACGTTCATCCTTAACTGGATAGCATATAGGAATTATAAGAATGCAATCGATAGACTTAAACAGTAAATTAGACGGCAAACGCAGACGCCTACAAAAAGGTTTAGAATGGGCTTGTCGCAGTGCTATTATAGTTACGGGTGTACTAATGTTAGTATTCTTTGTTACACTAGGATACAGAGGCATTGGAGCGTTTACACAAACACAAATTGAAGTCACAGTAAACGAAATAGAATCTAGTACTAAATCTACTATTAATACTGCACTTTACGAACTAGTAGATGAACTTGATAGGAAAACTAAAAAAAGTTTACGTGGACTAGTTACACCCAATGCATATAGCACAATTGATATTAGCGAAACAGGAACATATACACTAGTAGCACACACCGACGTGGATATGTATGTTAAAGGTGTTTATAATAAACTAGATGAAACACAGCAAGCAATAGTTGATCAACTTGTAGAAGATGGATCAATATATCGAACATGGAATTGGGACTTCTGGACAAATAGCGATAGTCGTAGCCCTGAGATAGCAGGCATCTGGGGAGCAGTAGTAGGCACTGTTTATACTATCGGACTTGCGATTGCATTTGCTTTCCCTATTGGTGTAGGGTGTGCTGTATATATGGAAGAATTTCCCAAACGTCAAGGCTCAGGCTGGAAACGTTACAGAGACTTTATGGAGATCAATATCAACAACCTAGCGGCTGTTCCAAGTATTGTATATGGCTTGTTAGGTTTAGCAGTGCTAATTAACTTTTTTGGTATGCCACGCAGTGCTAGTATAGTTGGAGCAATGACGCTTGCTGTACTCGTGTTGCCTGTTATTGTTATTAGTGCAAGAACAGCATTGCGAACTGTGCCACAAGCAATTCGTGACGCAAGCAATGGCTTAGGAGCAAGTAGATTACAAACAACAGTATATCAAGTCTTACCCGCAGCCATGCCTGGTATCATTACAGGAACTATTATAGGTATTGCTCGTGCTATAGGAGAAAGTGCTCCACTACTAATGATCGGTATGGTTGCATTTATACTTGTACCACCTAGCACTCCACTAGACAGTGCTACAACATTACCTGTCCAAATCTTCCTTTGGGCAGACTCACCTGAAAGAGGTTTTGCTGAAAAGACCAGTGCAGCAATCCTTGTTCTACTTGTTGCCCTAGTGGCACTAAACTTATTAGCAATCTGGTTACGAAAAAGGTTTGAAATAAAATGGTAAGAGACACACTAGAACTAAACAAGAGTGCGAAGATGAACGTGCGAGGATTGAACATCTGGTACGGAGACAATCACGCTATTATTGATGCGGACTTAGATATCCGCAAGAACAATGTTACAGCCCTTATTGGTCCAAGTGGTTGTGGCAAGAGTACATTCCTTAGGGCACTGAATCGCATGAACGACTTTATTGATGATTGTGTTACCAAAGGTAGTGTAGACATTGACGGCACAGACATCTATCGTACACAGTATACCAACGTAAACAACTTGCGTAAATCAGTTGGAATGGTGTTCCAAAAGCCTAATCCGTTTCCAAAGAGCATCTACGAAAACATTGCGTATGGTCCAAGACTACATCGTATGGCAGAAACACGAGAACAGTTGGATGCTATCGTAGAAGACAGCCTACGCAAAGCAAACCTATGGAGCGAAGTAAAGGATAGACTCAACGACAATGCGTTCGGACTATCAGGTGGACAGCAACAGCGATTATGCTTTGCTAGAAGTATTGCAGTAGATCCACAGATTTTACTTTTAGACGAACCTTGTTCAGCACTAGATCCTATTTCAACAAACGCTATCGAAGAATTAATACTTGAACTAAAGAAGAACTATACAATTGTTATTGTCACACACAATATGCAACAGGCTAGACGTATTTCAGATACAACAGCATACTTCCACCTAGGCGAGATCATAGAAAAAGGTAGCACAAAGAAAATATTTGAGAATCCTAACCATCGTAAAACCAAAGCTTACGTATCAGGAGACTTTGGTTAATATATACAATATGATCAAAGATTGGAATACTAAAGAAATATGTAGATTAATAGGTAAAATAACTTTTGCAGCAACAGATCCAAGAATGGACGGTTACGTTACTTGGGATTGCAAAAGAGAACTTTATGATTTATTATTTTATGTACAAAATGAATTAGACAAATGCGGTTCTTATGGAACTATAGAAGAAGAATATCTTAAGAAACACGATCAGGAGATGATGCTTAGAGCATTAGGTAAACGATGAATAGAATAGAAGGTTACGAGGAACGTATTATATATGTAGATGGTGACACTGCAAAATGTTCTGGTGAAAACAACGATCATCCTCTTACATATTATAAAGTGCCACACGACGGCTATGTAGTGTGTGGTTATTGTGATATTAAATTTGCGAGAAAAGAAGACGAATGAAAATAGGAATTGCAGGCTACGGCTTTGTAGGACAAGCACACGAAAGCGTTTTTAAACAGTCACATACTATTATTATAAGTGATCCTGCTAAAGAACACTACGGTGACTTAAGACATGCTGATATGATTATTGTTTGTGTGTCTACTCCAGAAGCATCTGACGGCAGTTGTGATATGAGCAATGTTTTAGATGTATTGCGCAACGCTCCAGACGTACCTATTCTTATTAAAAGTACAATTAGTTTAGAAGGATGGAATACAATACAAGAACTTTATCCTGATAGAGAAATTTGTTTTTCACCTGAGTTTTTGAGAGCAGCATCGGCACTAGAAGATTTTAAAAAATGTGATACTTTGCTTATAGGAGGCAATGGTTATTATCATTGGCAAACTCTTTTTGTAGATGCATTAGGTCGTATTAATATTAGAGTGCTGGATGTAGAACAACTTATACTAATTAAATATTTTCGAAATAGTTTTCTTGCAGCAAAGGTTGCATTTTTTAATCAAATATTTGACATGTGTCAAACACTAGATATTGATTATGAACCTGTTAGAAAAGAAATTGCACAAGATGAACGCATTACAGAAAGTCACACACAAGTTACAGAAGAACGAGGCTTCGGCGGCCACTGTTTTCCTAAAGATACATCGGCAATAATTAAAACTGCAAAATCTGCAGGAATTGACTTATCAATACTACAAGAAGCAGTCAATTACAACCTTAAAATTAGAAGTTGACACAGTCATTGTCATATGCTATATAAAACTAGATTGATACAGTCCGGGTTGTTCCGTAATGAACACGTAGGGGTCAACGGTAAGCCCCTCTTTCTTTAAATATGCTAAATACTATATCAGGGAATTAAGCTAATGAGAAAAAGAACAAGAAGCATACTTGAAGAACTTAATAATATACATCGCAAAGATAACAGTAACGAGTTTATTCAGACTACGGGCACTAATATCATTGAAAGTGCAATTAATCTTTTAGGAAAAATTTACGACACCTATCCACAAGATCAAGCACTTGATTTAGAGCGCAGGTTCCTCAATAGCATACGTAATTCTAATCCTAGAAAATTCTCTACAGGTGTAGAAAAAATCAAGGAGTCACAAAAGAATGATTCTTAAAGAAGGCGGCAATGTTTTTAAAACAGAAGAAGGACCGTTGACACAGCGTATTCCTACATCGGCTGTAAGACCTACAGTTGATGCTATTGAAAAAATTACAGGCCTAGAATTTGTTGACGATGACTTGCTAGGCACTACAGGCAAGAAGGTAGATCCAGATGGCTCTTTTGAAAAGAATTCATCAGGCGATTTAGATCTCAATACTGATGCAAACAAAGTAAGCAAAGAAGAACTAATTGCAAAACTTAGTGCATGGCTTAAAAGCAAAGGCGTTCCTGAAAATGAAATAATGAATCAAGGTCGCAAGTTCACAGGCGGTTGGATACACAACGCTGGCGACCAAGTGCATTTCCGTATGCCTATTCAAGGCGGTGAGGGTTATGTACAAACAGACTTTATGTTTACTGACAATCCAGACTACCAACGTGGAGCAAAGCGTGGCGGAACAGCAGCCTATAGTGGTAAAGATAGAGCAATACTTTTGTCTAGTATCGCACGAGGCAGAGGATATAAATTTAGTCCTAAGTTTGGCGTAGTTGATCCAGCACAAGGTGATAAAGTTATTGCTAACAATTGGAACGACATTGCAGAATTGCTTCTTGGAAAAGGTGCATCAGAAAAAGATACTTATACTGTTGAAAGCATAATTGCATTTATAAGAAAAGATCCAAATTTTGACACACTAGTCGGTCCTTGGCTAGATACAATGGAAAAAGAAGGCAAAGGCCTACCTAATGAAAGTTTATCAGACAAGCACCTTAGAAGAATTAAGGAATTAATTCAATGAGATATAGAGAGTTTCGTTTAGTAGAAGCACAGCAAGGTAGGGAATATAATCACCTCGAAGATCTTGTGTTTTTTGATGGTGCAGCAGGTGCAATGAAAGCCGCTGATACATTAGATCAACTAGGTCAAGGACAAGGCAAAGTTGCTATTAAATGGGACGGCAATCCAACTGTATATTTTGGCCGCGAGCCTGACGGTACTTTCGTACTTACTGGTAAAAACGGTTGGGGCAAAAACATGAGTACTGATGCTAATGATTTAGCACAGTTTATTATGAACACAGGCAAAGGTGCCGAACAAGAACCATGGAGGAAAGATTTTGCTGCGGAGATGTCAGATCTATTTAAAATTATTGAAGCGGGATTTCCGAAGGACTTTGAAGGATATGTCTACGGAGACTTGCTCTACACACCAAGAAAGCCAGCAACAAAGGGCAAATCAGGAATTGAATTTACTCCTAACAAGGTTACTTACAGTGTAGATCCTAACAGCGAAATTGGCAAACGTATTGCAAATAGTAAAGTAGGTGTAGCATTACATGGCAAATATGATAGTTTTGGTGCAAAAGTAGGACAACCTTTAGATGATGTTAAAGGTATACAAACAAATGATCTTGTTGCATTTGCACAAACCTATGTACCACATACACCTACAGTAGATACAAAAGAAACAAATGAAATTAGACAAATGGCAAAAGCCAATGCAAAATTTATTGATAGTTTCCTAGAGCCACAACAAGGTTTATCAGATCTTAAAAATATTATCTATACATTTAGTAACCAAACTGTAAAAGCACAAAAACTAGATCAAATTAATGTAGATGGATTTTTTAATTGGCTTAAAACAAGTAAAGTTAGTCAACCAAAACAAGTAAAGATATATGAAAAACACAAGCAAAGTCCTAAAAGTTTACCTGCAATCTTTGCGTTATTGAATAAAGTTGCAGCAGTAAAGAATCATATTATTGATCAATTAGATGATGCGCCTGCTGATATTAAACAAATGACTGGTAGTGAAAAAGGTGGCGAAGGTTATGTCACTGGCAAAGTAAAATTAGTACCAAGACACCGTTGGAGACCCGATTAAACTCCGTTTTTCAGCCATAAACCCCTATAATTTTTCCTAAATGGTAAATACAATATAAGAGTTCCACTGAGCGTGGGACAGCCATAGAGTAAATTAAGGAGATTAAAATGGCAGACGTATATTCAGTAGCAGTAGGCGGCACAACAGTTGGCGCAAACTCAAGAACAACAACAGTAGGTTTCGACCACGGTACACCAGCACTAGGTTTCTACAAAATCGTACTAACAGGTATTGAAACAACCTATACAAACTCAAACAGCACATTCCACAAAGCAATTGCTGCTCTAGAAGGTTTTGCAGAACTATATGGTGTAGGTACACCAGCATCAAACAACGTTGTGTTTGTATGCAACGACAACACAGCAAATAGTGGTTCAACATTAGGTGCTGCTGACGGTTCATGGGGTGCAGCAGAAGCAGCGATCAACGCAGCAACAGGCGGTTCATCAACAATTACTGCTCTAACAGCATCAGGTGCTTCTATCGCTTAATAAGCACAATAGGGCTAACCAGAGGGTTCACAATTTTGTGGACCCTTTTTTTATGGAATAAGTACTAGATGAGATGTAGTTTATATACCCTTGTTGATATAACTAGAACAGATGCACGTAAGGGCGATGATCCTTACCAATACAGACAACAGCAAAATTATCTTACTGTAATTCAGACAGCAAGTCTAAGAGCAAATGCTATTATAAACGATAAACCTACTGTATCAGAAATAGAAACAGATAAACTAGACTTTGGAAATAATATAAAAGGTATTCAAAAGGTATGGCAACTAGATTTTGAGTATGAAAATGAATTTCCATTAGAAGATTTGATAAATGATTTTGACTTAGTTCCAATAATAACTGATCTAGAGGAAACAAATGATTTCACGGTTTCTGCATTTTTGACTAATGGAAGTGCAGATAGAAATACTTTTGTTATAAAAGATAAATAATATTAGTGTTATAAAAACATTTAGGCATCTACAACATTAAGGCCAACTTCGAGTTTACTTACAAGGAATAAAAATAGATGTCTTTAACATCAACAACATTAGAAAAAGAATCATTAGAAGCACATGTTGATCTGTGTGCCCTCCGTTACGAGCAGTTTGAAAAGCGTTTAACTACAGTTGAAAATAAACTAGACGGTATTGCGGATCAAATGCAAGCAGGACAAAATAGTTTGACCAAAGTCATTATTGGAGCCGCAGGAACAATTGTAGCAGGATTGCTATCCACTATTGTAGTTATAATAATGCAAATCTAGCATAAATACTACATGCTAGTAAGAGACCTCATATCAGAAAAACAAAAAATAGACGAAGTGGCAATTGCTATTCCTCTTGGACAAATTTTAACACAAATGTTAATAGCAGGCGGAACAACTCTTGCAGCATATATCACAAGTAAAGCACTTGAACAAGCAGATATAAAATTTCCAAATATAGATTTAGATTTTAAAAACGACATAGAATCTAATATAGATATTCCTACAGGAGTCATGCTTCCTCCTACAGCATACGATGTTAGTGTAGAAGATATACAGGCCTACTTAGATGGAGTCAAAGCAAGCGAACTTGCAGCAGCCGCAGCCATCGATAGGAAAATGGGAATGGATAATCGTCCGCCAAGAAACATAGGACGTAAGTTAAGAAGAGCAGGAGATATTATAGAAGATATTATTGAATGGATAATTTCTTTAATAGGTGAAACTGCATTTAAAATACTAGTCGGTCTTGGACTTGGATTGTTGTCAATTTATACTATTTACAAAATGGGTAAATGGATTATCAATTGGTTAAAATCTGAAGAAGGTCAAGAAGAAATAGAAAAAGCAAAAAAAGAATCTCTTGACGAAAAGCAGGTATGGGGACGCACAGGTAAAAGAGTTGTCCGCAAGTATAGATGTTCTGGGGGAAGAAGACACGGCAGAATTGTTAGCAAAATGAGTCAATGTTTTGCACCACTTGACTTTAAACAAAGTGCAAGATTCAAAAGACTAAAAAAGGCAATTGGTACAAAAATGACACGTAAAGCAAAAAGAACCAAGCGTGTCAACCCTGCAAGTAAAAGATTAAAACAGTTGAATAAAAGAAGATGATCGTAGCAGAAGTCATAGACATAGGTGAAAACTTTCGTGCTACTTGGGGACGTGGTCCTAAAGGCACAATGGTAAGGCGTTATAGATGTACAAGTGGTGCAAAACGTGGTCGAGTTGTTGCTAAAGCTAGTACTTGTTCAACACCAGTAAGTGGTAAAAAGAGTATTTCAGCAAAGAAAACTAGACGCACTAGAGCACGTAGTCAAAGTATTAGACGTTATCATACAGTCAGACGTCCTACTGCAAATAAGATAACGAGGTTAAATAAGTTACGTCCAAAGTATAGACGTGGACTTAAAACAAAGAGAAGAAGATGAGAGCAGAAGAGTTTATAAAAGAAGAAGAACAATTAGATGAAATTCTGCCTCTATTAGCAGTTCCATTAGCAGTAGGTGCGGCAACGGCAGTAGGCGGCGTAGGAGCCGCAGTTGGCGGCGTAGGAAGCGCAGTTGGCGGAATTGCAAAAGGTGTAGGCGCAGCAGCAAAAGGCGTAGGAAAAGCAGTTGGAGCAACTGGAACAGCAGCAGCATCAGCAATAGATGCTGCAAAGGATAAATTACTACAACCGGGTAAAAAAGTAAAATTACCAACTGGGCAAGCAGGCGGCCCTACAGAGTTTAAAGTAAAAGCAGTCAAGGGTGACGAAGTAGAATTGGAAAATCCAGAGGGTACAAAGTCACCATCACAACCTAATAGTGTAACATATAAAAAAGCAGATGTTAAGAGATCAATTTCAGTATGAAGATGAACGACCTTATAACAGACTTTGATATTTTTATCACCAATGAAGAACAAAATCTTCTTGACAAGATCAATAGTCCTTGTTATATTGATAACTTAACAGAACGTGAAAAATTCGTTGCTGAAAATTTAGTCAGGAAAAGCCTCTTGACTAGAGTCAATTATAAAGGTATGATGGTGGTAAAACCCAATGAAAACTCTGGAACAAGCACTCACTGAACTTCAAGAAATTGTTGATAAAAAGACAAAGGAAGTAATCGCACCTTATAAAAAAGGAGATAAAATTCGTGTAGGTCATTACATGATGCGTCCTAGTAAACGTCATGGACATGTAATTATAGATACACGCAAAAATACAACTGTAGATGTTGTATTCTCTAAAATTGCAGGTATTGCTTTATCTTATGCACACTTAAATAACTCACAAACCTATGTAATAAAACAGCAAGATAATATTATAGAAAAATTTACAAACGATTGCTGTTTTTACGATGCAGTTATAGCATCTACTGAAAACGAAGAAAGACGCAACAATTTAGAAATTAGAAGAGATGATGCCCAAGGCAGAATCGAACAAGCAACACGCCTTCTAGATCATCTAATATTATCACAAATTAGATAAATAACTATAACAAACCCATTAGGAAGAGAATAATGCAAATAAAAGAGTTCGCTACACCTATCACAGCAAAAAGTTTAAACGAATCTCTAGGAAAGAGATTTGGTAAAAAGATCAATCTAGAGCAGTTTACTCTAGAACAACTACAGGACGTTCGTAATAGAATCCGTACAAAACTATCACAAGTTGAAATGAGTGAAAGTTTTAACAATGTTATCGAAAGTGATGATTATCAAAAATCAAGAATGATGCTTGATGTTCTAAATGCAGAACTATCAGAGCGTGGTGACATTGAAGAAATGGAAGAAGCGGTTGTAACTGAAGGTGCAGAAGACGAAGCAGAACTAGTAATGGCAGCCAAAGATATGGTTGACAGAGTTACAGGTTGGATGGAAGACACAGCAGAAATGCAGTCAGAATCAATGCTAGAACTTGCAGATGCAATTCGTGACGAAATGGGTACAGAAGCAGCAGAAACATTTACACAAACAGTAAAACCTGCACTAGATGAATTATATGGTGCATTAGAATCAACTCGTGCTGCATTAACAAGTGGCGTTGGCCAACTAACAGGCGAAGCAGAGCCAGCAGACATGATGGGCGATGATGACATGGACATGGAACCAGAAATGGAACCAACAGCAGACATGGACGACATGCCAGATCTA